GCTCGAAGGACGGCGCCGCCTTGATGATGGAGGCCCCGCCCTCCACCGGGATGATCGTTGGGGCACCGGCGGCGGGCCGGGGCCAACTGAACAGCACCCGGTTGCCCGCCACCACGGTGGCCGGCACGGCCCCGTAGGCGTCGCCCACGTTGAGCACCATGTTGCCGATGAAGGCGGTGTCGGTGAGGTACAGCACCGGGTTGACGACCCCGCCCAGGGTCCCCTGGTAGACGACGGCCGCCGCCGTCGCACCGTGGTTGACCCAGCCACCCCCGAGCGGGAAGGGGTTGTTGGCGATGACGTAGACGGAGTTGCCCTGCGTCAGCGTGCCCACCGTCAGTGTGCCCGACTGAGGCGACAGGGGAGTGCCCCAGCCGAGCACACCGGCGAGATCGGCCACCGTGCGGATACCTGTGTATCGGGAATCGCTCACCGTGAACAGTGGTGAGCTCGGGAAGAACACCAGGGCCAACGGGGCGTTGGCCATCAGCGCCTGGTTGGCGAACAGTTGCTGACGGAAGAAGGTGGTGAACAGGCCGGTCATCGCGAGGGCGCTCCCAACAGGAAGGGACTGAACGAGCCACCGATGGGCCCGGCGTTGACCCAGGCCGTGCCGTTCCAGTAGATGACGTCGTTGACGGCGGCGGCCCGTGGCGTGGTGGTGCCGTGGTACTGCGGGGCGGCCGTAGGCACGGGGGCCGGCGTCAACGTGTAGGCGTCGTGGAGGGCCGGGCTGGCCGGCAGCGCGGTACCGGCGCCGGTGAGGTTGCCCTTGTAGGTGAGGGCCGAGCCGACCACCTCGCCGGGGTCGCCCATCGTGAGGTACTTGTCGGGCGGCACGACGAGAGCGTCGGGGGCCACGGCGAGCTCCCACACCATCACGCCAGCGATGTTCACGTCGGCCGAGCGGCCTCCCGAGCCGCCCGCCGAGGGCCGGGAGGTGAACAACAGGCACGGCACCAGATAGGTGGCGTTGGTGGGCACGGCGGCCTCCACGATGTACTGATGCCAGCCCGCCACCGTGATGCCCGCCGGGTTGCCCCGAGTGGTGGCCACCAGGGCAGCGGGATCGCCGGTCTTGTCGAACCACAACAGGTCCGGCTCAACCGTCACTGGCATCGTCTCGGCCATGACCCAGACCGAGAAGCCGTAGGTCTTGCCCTGACGCACCGGGATGGCCCCGTGCAACGGCGTGATGATGCGGGGCGGAGCGGTGGCGGTGATGCCGTCACCGCACGTGATGGCCATGTTGGTGGTGGCGTCGGCGGTCGCCGTGTTGACCTTCATGGTGCCCCGGCCCAGCCCGGCCGGCGGGGGCACGGCGTCGGCAGCGAGGTTCTGGGCGCAGACCACCTTGGAGGGCGCGAGCAGGGTGCCGAAGGGGTACGGGGTCGAGTTGTGGATCCCGGCCCAGTTGCCGGTGCCCTGGTAGAAGTCGGCGTCGTCGGGCAAGAGCATCAGGTTGGCACCGGCCGACATGGTGGCCCGGTACTTGGAGAACTGCTCGACCATCTTGAGCAACGTGGGCTGGGTACCCCGGCCGGCGTAGAGCTCACCGATGCGCACGAGCAAAGAGCGGTATCGGATGTCACCGATCCCCGACTCGTAGGGGATCCCGAAGTTGGCGCCCAGATACCGCAGCAGGCGGATCGGGGACTGGTCGATGTCGTAGAGGTGCTGCCACGACTCGACGAACTCTCGGGCCGTGTCCAACTCGAAGGCGAAGGGCTGGAGGAACTTGCGCAGGGGGCCTGAGCCCACGCTCTGGTTGTCGTCCACCCACTGGTAGTAGGGCGGCAGATTGTCCCACAAATGGGCTTCGTGCCCCAGATCTCGTGGGAGCAGGGCGCCCATCACCATGCCCCGCACCCAGTTGACCGGGTCGACCCGGAAGAACAGCCCGTACTGGTACCAACGCCCCGGGGGCAGCGGGGTGTCCAGCACGATCGGCGGCGGGTCGTCGCTGGCGTCGGCGTTCTGGAAGACGTCGTGGGTGGCCCGGAAGATGGTCTGGCCGTCGTTGGGGGTCGAGGGCCGACCAAACCCCGCTCTGACCAGTGCCACCTCCAGCCAGGTGTCAGCCAGCCCCGGCGGCCAGCCCCACTCGATGGCCATCGTGGAGTGATCCACCGGGTACACGTGCAGGATGGCCTTGTTGACGATCGAGGACTGGTTGGTCGGCGTCGTCGGATAGCGCAGGGCGGTGTGGTTGAGGGTGACGACCCCCGAACCGCGCACGTAGTCGCCGCCGGTGACGGCCCCGTAGACCTGCCGGCGGGTCTGGAAGGCGGGGTGCTCCCCGTACTCCGGTGGCCACCATGGACGGCCGTCGTCACTCACGTGTTCGCCGATCCGCCGTCAGCGATCACCCACAGACCATCGTGGGTGAGCTCGTCGTCGGTGAACGTCGGGTAGTGGGTCACCGATTCGACCACCTGGGTGGTGTCGATGCGGGGGATCAGCAACTCGTCGGTCTGGATGTTGATGACGTTGGTGCCCACCGGTGGTGAGGCGGGAGCGGTGGTCGCCAGCCACGTCACCTCGGCCCACTCCACGCCCTGCACGGCCAGCACCGTGCGGTAGATCAGGCCGATGCTGACCCGGTAGCCGAAGTCAACGGAGTCGAAGGCCATCACCGAGCGCACCACGGAGTCGACCTGGAGGCGCACGCTGGTGCGGTTGTAGGCCGTCAGGCAGTGCACCAGCACCTGGATGAAGCAGTCCTGGAACAGCGAATCGGTGGCGTTGGTCCCGGTGGGCTCGGCGTAGACCGTCGAGCCGACCATGGTCTTGTCGGCCAGGTAGGCCTCGACCGAGTTGCACAGACGGGCCATGTAGGGGTCGTCGCCTTGCCCACCGGGGGGCGCCACGCGGACGTGCACGGCGGTGTACACGGTGCCGTAGGCGACGCTCTTGGAGACGCCGGGGACCTGCATCGCCAGGTCCGCGAAGTCGTTGAGGGTGACGGCGCGGTCCTTGATCACCGAGCCGCCCCGACTGACCGAGTAGCGCATCGAGTCGATCGTCTCGGGGTCGCTGCCGCCGACCGGGCTGGAAGGATTGGTGACGGTCACGCCGTAAGGATCGACGTTGGGGACCGCCGCCACGGTGTCGATGGTGTTGGCGGCCAGGGCGTTGGCCTCGGCGCCCACGCCGTAGCGGTAGCCGACGTACATCTCGGCGTTGACCGGCGGGATCCGCCCCGCTGCGTTGTCCCCGAAGACGACGTGGGTCAGACCCTGGTCGTCCATGAAGGTGGTGAACACGGCCTGGGTCGGTCGGGCGTCAGCGAGGTGCGTGACGTAGGTCCACTGCACGGTGTTGGAACCCTCGGCCGTGTACACGTTGACCGTGCCGTAGATGACCCCGGTGTCCTTGATCGTGAACTCGGTGTTGGGCACGCCGTTGGAGGCACCCATGTCGACGCCCGACACCGTGATCCCCTCGGTGGCGTAGGTCGGGATGTCGGTATCACCAGGTTCGAGGTGGAGATCGAGATCAAGCTCGAAGACGACCACTGTGTCGGCGTTGGCCGAGGAGTTGTACACCCGAGTGCCCGCCGGGAGATCGATGGGCACGATGGTGCCGGGGGCGTTGGGGTCGTCGGCGGCCAAGGAGAAGTTGAGCGCCACTGAGGCGCACTGCTGGCCGACCGGGGTGTAGCCCATCATGTCGGCTATGTAGAGCACCGACTGGCGCCGCACCGCCGTGCCCAGGAACGCCTCGCTGGCGTTGCGGTCGATGTAGAAGTGGATGACGTCGGCCGCGTAGGCGAAGAGCTCCAGGATCAGCGTGCCGATGTCGGACGCTTCCCCGGCGGTGTCCCACTCGGGCAGGAAACCCTTGGCCAGGCCGATCAACTGCGTGCGGATGGCCGCGAAGTCCCGACTCGTGTAGTCGAGGACGACCTTGGACTGCTCGACCTGTTGGTCGTCGAGGCTGACGACAACGCCAACGTCGCTCATGCGATTTCACCCAGACCTTTCAAGGCGCTCATCCGGTTCAGGAACTCCGACGACATCGGCACGGTCAGGGAGATGTCGGTGGCGTAGAGCGATGGGCGGTAGAGGATGTTGATGTTGACCGTGGGGCCCAGCGTCTCGATGGTGATGTTGCGCACGATGCAGCGGGGCACCAGCGCCTCCAGGCGAGCCTTGATCTGACTGGCGGCGTCCCGACGCACGAGCTCGTCGGTGGGGTCGAAGAGCGAGGACTGGATGTCGCACCCATACCGGGGTCTGAACACCCGCTCGCCCTGGTTGGTCATCAGGGCATCGATGACCTGGCCCCGCACGACCTGCTCGTAGGTCTGGGTCTGGACCACCTGGCCGTTGGGCCCGATGGAGAAGGGGAAGCTGATGGCGATCGTCACTGGAGGCTCCTCAAACGGCTGTTTGCCCACGAACTCACCCAGTCGCCCTCGCTGATCGAAAGCCGTGGCCGCGTCTTGCCTGGGCCGCTCGACCAGAACGGGGTGTAGGACACCGCCGACACCGGGGTCGTGGAGTTGGGGCGGGTCAGAAAGAGGAGCGTCTGGTAGCTCTGGCGGTCCATCTGGTGGGTCGCCTGGCGGATCAGCCACTTGCCGTCGAACTTGGTCTTGAGGTAGCGGGTGTTGGTGCTCACCACTTCTACACACAAACCTGGGTACAGATCGGCGTCACCCCACACCCGAGCCAGGGCGTACTGCTGCCAACGGTCGATCGAGCTCGTGGCGGCGCCGATGTAGACCTGGGCGGCGTCCTGACTCTCGATGACCACGTTGGTGTTGAACGTGTAGCCCTGGAAGGTGCCCGGCTGAGAGATCACCTGCACGGCGTCACCGCTGGTGAAGTAGCCGTACTTCACCCCCAGATTCTCGTTCAGCATCGTCGACTGTTCCTGGGGCTGGAACTCCAGGAGGTTGCGGTCGGTGGAGGGGTCGAAGTTGGAGCCTGAGCCCATCACCAACCGGGTGTAGACCCCCGACTCGCTGAACAGCTTGAGGGGGTCATAGGCCAGCACCACGCCGTAGCGGTTGAAGACCACCCAGCCGAGGCGAGAGGCCAGGTCGATGGCCATCTCCCAGTCGCTCTCCTCGGTCTGGGACAGCCCGGACCAGGTGTAGATGTGATCGTGGCCGAGGTAGCCGAGGAGGTTGAAGGCCACCAGGTCAGCGATGGCGCTGGGGATCGTCTTGTTGTCCCAGAACCGGGGCTTGCCGGTGAACATCGCCTTGGTGGCGCCCATGACCGTCATGCCGAACGTCAGGGCGCCGGTGGCGCCGGCCGAGTTCTCGGTGACGTCGGTGATGTAGCCGTTGAAGAACTCGCTGTGGGGCGCCTGGCCCCACACGAAGCTCACCGGCTGGTTCACGAGCCCGTCTGTGGTCGTCAGCGTGTCGCTGGTGACGTTGACGGTGGCCTGATCGTGGCTGCCCTCGCCCAGGGTGAAGGTGGCATCGGTGGTGGTGACGTCCAGCGTCGAGTTGTTGAGCAGGAAGTGCCAGGCCGGGACGCGGCCACGAGTGCTGCGAGCAACATCTTGGGAGGGGAGGACGTCAGCGATGCTCATGTCTGGGTGGGGATCTTGATGTAAGCGCCCGTCGGCAGGTCAAGGGGGTACCAGATCTGCGGGTTGGCGTCAGCGATCTGCGTCCACGCCGCCGGATCGCGCAGGTGCTTGTAGCCGAGCCACTGCATCCCCTCGGTGTCCTTGACGTAGTACTCCTGGGGCGGTGTCGGTTCCGGGGCCAGAGCGGCGACGAGATACAGCGTCTCTCGGTTGACCACCTCGATCTTGTAGTTGGCGGCGTCGTCGATGAGGTACGGCACGCCGAACTCGTTGTAGAGGTGAGCCTGAGTGAAGACGTGCTCGGCCGCCTCGTAGCGGGAACCTGGCGGGATCATCAGTTACCCCCAGCATTCGCCTGCATGCCGCTCCCGAGGGGCAGCGGGCGATAGGCGGCGTTGTAGTTGGCCTCGATGTAGGCGATCGACGTCGGGCGGGACGGTGAGAACGGTGCCCCGTAGGGGCCGCCGTTGTCACACAGGTTGATGGTGGAGGACGTACCGCCGTTGTAGAAGGCCACGTGGCCGACGTCGCGTCCGTTGAGCCCCCGCTCTCGGAAGATGAGGTCACCGACCTGAAACGGGTTCTGGTTGATCCCGGCCTGAATCTGGGACGCCCGCGTCGATGCCGAAGCGCTCTTGTCGACGTCCCACAGCTTGGTGGCATGGGCGGTCGCACTCGGCCCCCGGAACTGCAACAGCATGGCGTCGGTGGACGGCGCCTGCCCTCCGTTCTGCGGAGGTGTTGGCCAGCCCATCTTGGAGGCCAGGTTGCCGCTGGAGTTGGGGTCCTGATAGTAGGCGAAGGCGGCCCACACGAAGCTGGAGCAGTCGCTCTGCTTCCACAGGTTCATGCGGTGCTGGATGCCGCCGTAGGTCAGACCGTTGTCCTTGCCCTTCTGGATGGCGAAGGCCACCACCTTGGCCATCAGATCGCCACTGGCGCCGCCCGAGCTCGCCCCCTGGGCGTTGAGCGAGGTCTGGGCGTCGGTGGCGTTGGCGTTGGAGTCCAGGCCGCTGATCC